TATATGTTGATCCTATAAGGATATCTGTACTCGCCATCTATGGCAGATTGCATAGCACCACTTTCAATTATAGGTTGAAGTGTTTGCCAATATGGCGTTCCTTGAAACTGCATATGCATAATTATTGGTTATAATGGGCACTTGACAAATTGCTGGTAACCATTTACACTAAACTTATATGAAAACATTTATAATATTAATCGTTGCATTACTTTTATCAGGATGTGCAGTGCCGAAGAATCCAAGTTTGAGTTTTGGGAAGAAATGTCATGTTGAAGGCGAAAACATAACATATTCTTACGTATGGTTGTTCGATAAGACATCCGGTAATCCGGCCACAGAAGCACAGTGCATACATTTACAGAAGTAATTAAGAATGTATAAAATTCTTATTCTTGCCTACTTGATAGGTCAGGATCCTTCATTAACAATGAAGACCTTTCAGATGGAGCAAACCTTCAACACAATGCAAGAATGTAAGAATGAATTACTCTTACAGAAGCCAGACGGAAGATACGAAGTCATGAACGAATTTGTTGTGGACGGAGACTTTAAATGGGACTGGTTAGCGGCCGGCTGTAAGAATGACGAAACCGGAGAAGAATTTCGTATCGAGCCTTCCTATCCTAAAGGAAAGCCTAAAGAATTACAAGGCCTAGAAATTACTCCTGGACTTCAGACTTAAGATTTTCTGTTTCTGCTAACTCTTTTTTCTTTTGACACGGTGTAGGATCAAACATACATCCTAGTACCTTTCCGATAGCGTCAAGTTTGGCAATAGTTTCTAAGGTTGTAGGTTGCTTAGGATGATCATGTTTAACCTGTGGCTTGACACAGCCAGATAGACCAAGTCCGATTAAGATCAGTATCAGTAACAATATTATTTTTCTTTCCATGTCTTTGCTCACAATAATATTTACTACCGGGCGTTGTGTGTATCTAACGTATGATTATGATTGTGTTTTTTGAAAGCCTTCTGCTATCTTACCAGCATTGGCACCTGCTTTGATTCTATATTTTTGTGTACCACTCGCACCTGTCTCAACTTCTTTACGAAGCATCCTTTGAAGTTGCTTCTCTTTGTTTTCACGCATTTGTTTTGCATGATAGGTTTGTAATAGTTTTGTGTCTCTCATATCTTTATTATACAAAATATTTATGCATTGTCAACAAGGCTGATATGCGTATAGAACATATGTGCGTTTAAACGCCTTAAAGTACATATATTAACACGAATGTATAAACTTATCCTAGAATACTTTTACCATGCGTGTGTGTGCTTCTGTGTGCGTCTAAACGGTAGACTAAAGCGGGTTTATCGTGTACTATAATTACTGTGACGCCGCTTTAGCTCAGTTGGTAGAGCAACTGATTTGTAATCAGTAGGTCCGCGGTTCGAATCCGTGAAGCGGCACCACTTATACCAAATTTGCCATTATTACCATTTATACCAAAGAACTTAATGGTCTTGGAACATTTGGTTGGTTTGGGGGATTAGCTCAGCCGGGAGAGCGCCTGATTTGCATTCAGGAGGTCGCAGGTTCGATCCCTGTATCCTCCACCAAAAGGTCCCTTCGTCTATCGGTTAGGACAGCGGGTTTTCATCTCGCAAAGAGGAGTTCGATTCTCCTAGGGACTACCACTCGCACACAATAATTAATTGTGTGAAGAAATTTTATTCCATTAAATTAAAAGAACACAGAGAAAACATTCCACCAACGTTGGCAGAACAGATGCTACTAGACGAATCAAAATTCTGCAAATATCTTTGGAATAAAAAAGCATTGGAATTTAGATATCCCAAACACAAACACAGACTAGACTGTTATGCAGATGAGAAGTATCTTATGTTGGCCAAGATGAAATATCCTACTATGTTCGGACGCAAAGGCCGGATGGGATTCATGGAACTGTACATATCGCATAGGATCAACCAGCAGATCAATTTATCAAAAGGTAGTTCATAATGAAATACGGTTACTACACAGATAGAGAACTGCCGGTCAGTGTTGCAATGGATCGCCCACCGCTTAAAGACTACAAAGTAAATTCTTCCGGATACCGATGTCCCGAATGGGATCCAATGCCGGAGGGCAAGAAGAATGTTGTTGTGCTTGGATGCAGTCATACCTTTGGACAAGGCAATGCCGACAATGAGCACTGGGTTCATTTTATATCACAGCACAATACAAAAAGATTAAGGTATTGGAATCTAGGTCAGCCTGGTGCAAGTGCCGACAAGGTAACAAGGATATTGTATGGTTGTGAGAAATTATTAGACCCTAGGATAATAATTGTGTGCTGGCCTTTCTGGAGTCGCAGGGAAAAGTTGCACACGTACCCACAGAGTATGATGAGTTATGACGAAGAACTTAAGAATGAAAACGAACATACTGACAAACATAACTTCCTCAAGAATGTTTTCTTTGTGGAAAAGTATGCGGAAAAGAACGATGCAACCTTATTACATTGCTTTGCACAAGAATCATACCATGAGTATATCAAAGGACCAAATGTATTAGAACATTACACAATTAAAAACTGTTGGCCATATTGGGATAGGTTCGAACAAAGACAACAGTATAAGGACCCAAGCCTAGCCGGGGATGGTGTACACTACGGGGTAGAACATCATGAACGTTTTGCTCAACTGTTTTTAAAACAACTAGGTTCTAAGTTAAAATAATCATCTATAGATATATTACGCAACGTATCCTGTCTCTTAATAAAGTATTCAAGCAGTTTGCTATTGTCTTGGTCGACTGCTATCTTTTTTGCTATATCTCTACAAACACTGTAGGAAGACTTGCTTAATTTTTTTTTAGCACTTACAGTAAACTTGTTTTTATATTTTACATTCAAGGCATCTGGGTCATTTAAAAACGCCCAGTTGTGATCCAACCCTTGTTCTGTTACAAAATCTAATATGCCGGGTAAGTTCTCAACGTTCAAACTGCTTACAGTTGTCCAACAGTTTAATTTCAACAATGGGTATTGTTTTTGTAAATTTTTATATGCGACAACACTCTTAATGTAGTTCTTCCATTTAATGGGCCAACGTACATAGTCATGCACGTCACCTGTACCATCAAAGCTCAAAGTTACTATGACCATTGTTCTGTTTCTAAGTATACCCTCAAGTTCTTTGATCATTCTTGAACCATTGGTGTTCATCCTTACTATTTTTGTGTTAACAGGAAGGTTGGCTAAAATTTTTTTGTAATTCTTACTTGCGGTGGGTTCGCCTCCGTTGACATCTACTTCCAGTATCCTGTTCTGTGGTAGTTTCCAAAAAGTTTCGTAGTTGTTCACACGTGTGTATTTCTTTGACTGTAGACTACCTATCTTGGTACTCAGGCCCGCGTTACAAGACTGACAAGCACTGTTACATATGTTGTCCAACACACCCCCAACAACAAGGTAATCATCCTTACGTGGATGTAATATTTTATGTCTGTCTATGCTTTTGGTCCTTACACTTTCTCCGTTTATTTCTTCTGTTTGTTTACAACGCACACACTCCTCCGGCCACTCGTCCTTTGACATAGTGTCCTCGAGGTCATTTAGCCATTTGCTTTTGTCTAGTTCGTCAAATGTTTTGAATCCTACTGCATTGACCATGTGTCCGCACTTGCCTATAGAACCATCTTGGTTAAGCCTTACAAAGTGTTTTAGTCTAGGACAATACACTGTCAAACTCCTTTACAATCGACTGTATGTTAATTTTTTTTCCTATGAACTTCTCTAATTTTTTATCATCTGACAAATAGAACTCCGGCACCTTTAATTTAAAATTTATATATTTGCCTGCCTTCATCGTTAACGGTGTGTAGTGTTTTGCCTGTGACATATCTTTTATGAAAACTGTGCCTTGAAAATATTTAGAAAGATGCAACAGCCATACTGCCTGTGGACAGAAATGCCTGTCCAAAATTTGTCCATCAAGAATTTTATCTATCATTTCTTGCTGTACCTTCCCTGGCATGCCGTTCACTGTGTGACTACGATTCATGTTGTTGCTGTTGTCTAAGTATTCTCCAACCCCTGTAACAAATCGCTGTTCTTGGTTTCTGAGGAACACCACTATGCTTTGGCATTGTGAAATTTCCTCATTGAATATTTCCTGTTCAGACACTGTCTCTAGACTTGTGAAAGCATTCTTGAAGATAGGGTAGACCCATTCGTTTTTGATCCTCACCACTCTGCAATCAGCATCTAGAAGTTTAATCCACCGTTTCATCTAGATCTATGGTAGACAACACACTGCTAACATATTCCTCTGCTGTTATGCCGTTTGGATCACTGAACGTTTGAGTTTTGATACTGCCCGGTCTCAATAAGGTCATTTGTGTGTTGCTCTGTTGAGCGTTCAACTGTTTGTGTGCCAACTCCAACGCCATTTTTTGATTCCTGTATTGCATGGATTCTCTCATGGTCAGCCCGTTGAGGGGTATATCGTTTTCCTCTAGACACAGTTCAGTAGATATATTCCAGATGTAGTGTTTCTTATCAGACTCTTTCCATCTATGCCACACTTCGAATAGCAGTTCAGTTTGTGCGTAAAAACTAATTGCGTTGTTTATAAGAAGGTCACAAGGTTCTATCAGTGATGCCGAGTGTGCCGTTCTTCGTATGTTCTCACCGTCACTTCGAGAAAGACCGACTATCTCATGTCCTTTGGCTGAGAGTTGCTTGGCGAATTCCTGTCCTATTCCTTTTTTGTGTCCTGTGATTGCTATCTTCATTTGAAATATTTAATCACAGATAGGGCTCCTATAAATATTTCAAATGATTGATTATTTAGGAGATCAAACAAAACATAAAGCAGTACATGAACTGCCTGTATACAATCTAAAAGATATTCAGAAAGAAGTTCTGCAGTGGGTAGAAAAAAATACTGATTTCTTAGACGACAAAACGTCTGAGGGATTCTGGATGCAAATAGATTACAAGAGCATGGCAAGGTCGTGTCCGGCACTGATAAAGTATTTTAGACACGTGAAGATCCCTGTGCAGGAGATAACAGTGGGAGTGTTGACCGAATCCATGACAGGAGGATTCGCACTGCACCATGGTTCTCCGGAACGTAACTTCAAAATAAATTTCCCCATACTCAACACCGACGACGTGTACACAGAATGGTATGACATACCCATTGATGAACTAGAAAAATTTCCAGAGGAGATCAACGATTTCAGTGGCAAGGCGTGTTACAACCTTGCCAGCATACACGAAACAGTGGATACCTTGTATCCGTTACGTGTTGCCTACAACATGCACCGATGTCCCATAGTGTTCAACAGTTTGATCCCACACAGAGTGATGCCCGGACCCGATGCAAAGTATCCTAGGATCATGTTGGCCACGATGCCAATGAAAGATCCTCTAGACCTAATGCAGTTGTCTTAGGGTCGCTTCTTCTACTATATTGCTGTTTAGTTTGACAAGTTTGTCCAGGCATGTCCTGTAATCGTTGTGCTGTGGATGTTGCGTGTCGAATATGTTGTGTTCAGCGAAATTGCCCCATGTGTTCCAGTCCTGTATCCTGCTGAACCAAACACGATCGGCGTTGTACTTTTCACCCAACAGCACTATGTCTTCCATCTCGTGGTAGTTGTCCTTCTGTACCACGTAGTGCATGATGAATCGGAATCCGTGCTTGTCCTTCAGTTCAGAGATGTGTTGGAGGTTCTCGTTGATCTTTTCCCACCTGCCACCCAGTCGCAGTTTCTCATAGGTCTCCCTGGTGGCACCATCTATGCTCACTCCCAGTTCCTTGAGGTTCCGGATCACGTAGGGAACGCGATGAGAAAAATCTTTGATCATCAGTGCATTGGTCAGTATGCTGTACTTGATGTTGTCACGCTCGGGGGTCTGCTCCATGAAGTGCCTGTACACGTGTGAAGCGAATGGATCACCATCCGAACCTATGTGCACCTGTATGGGGTGCGGGTAATCGTACAACCAGTCGTTGATGCTGTCCGCGAGTTTGATGCCCAGGTTGTATGCGGAGCCCTCCTTGTGGAATACCAGGCCCTTCCGACAACTGGGACAACGCAGATTGCAACTGTCGTCTATGGCCAATCTCAGGTGCTGTATGCGATCCGGCTGGCCATGCAATACAGAACTCTTGAGATAGGAACACTGGTGTTCGTTGCAGTAACGGTACGTGCCATCCGCGATCGATCCCTGCAAGTGCTGGTGCATGTCGTTGCCTATGATGTCTGACAAGGACTTGATCTGCAGGTTACCTATGCTCTGTGGCAACCATGACTGGCATTCACAGGCGTAACACGATCCCATCTTGTCGATCAGTATTGTGTCCTTGGGACGTGGACACATGTTCTTTAACTTGAGGTCCTTGTTGGTGTCGATGTTGTATCTGTCAAACAGTCTCTGATTTATCATTTATTGGGGTCCGTGATCATGTCCAGAGTCAGCACCACGTCTTCTGGCACAGTGTACTCGTCTTGCTTGGCAACTGTTGTCTGCTTCTTCTTACGCCTTCGCTCCTCACGTTCCTGTTGCTTACGTAATTTCTTGTCACCCCTGGTGCTCTTGTAGTCGTAGTGTATGCCCATTGTGTAACTCCCATTTATAAAGGTAATTATCGTTCAGGTCAGGCCTGCTTTACGCTTTTTAACGCTTCGCGTTATTTCTTAACTTACGCTGTATTTGGTAATTTACGCTCTCGAATTTCTGGCACATCGGGCCATATGTTTGCTATGCTCATATCCCTGTGCTTGTCTTGTTGGTGTGTGATCTTGAGAAAATGATGCCAGTGTTTGTCATGTACATCATCGTTGATACTGTGCAAGTGATCTGCAATAGCACGTAGTTGCATTCTTACTTCTGACTTGTCCATGTTCTTTATTGCATACATTATGTCTTCTACCGCTCTTACACGTAGGTATCTAGGCAGTACCATTGGAGCATATACTAGAGGAATATTTTCATATGCAAATCTAAGTTTGTTCAGATAACCGTTTGTTTTTGCCCAGGAAACAAATTTTTTTAAATTAAAGATATTAAAAACTGTGACTGTAAAATTTATATGTGATTGATATTTGTCCATTATTTTTTTTGAACTTTCTAGCCATTCTGTCCAAGTACCAGGATATCTTATGTAGTTGTATGTGTCCTGCTCGCCATCGCAACTTATTCCTATCCTATTTTTTTTAAAAGTCAGCAGAGTCGATTCCCAAATACTCAAGTCTTGTGTACCGTTTGTGGTCCATGCAAGATCTATATGTTTTCTGTCCTCAACAGGAATACGTTTAAGAAATTGTAATATTTCTTTGGTCATGAATGGTTCGCCTCCTGTAAACTTTATTCTTTTTACAAATTTTATATTGTCTATAATTTCATCCCATATCTTATTAATTTTGTTAGTTTGATAATTTGTATTTTGCCAATCCGGCAATATTGTTTTTGAATTTGTGTCTAGATAAGGTGTGTTTTGATCTGTCCACCCTAGTTGTTTCCATTCGGTAGCAAGTTTGCTTGACGACACAGGGTCACACATTTTACAAGCAAGATTGCAAATATTATTAAATTTTATATCAAGCATGGCAGGAAATCCTCCTTCGCTTTTGTAAGGCTCGCTTACTAATCTATAAGAATCATGTCCTAGGTCCTCGAGGTTCCAACATGCAGAACAGTAAGAATGACGTGTGCCACTGTTCAAAGTATTGCTGATTTCTTTTACTGCATCACTGTTGAAAAATTCTCGTATGGTTTGTCCCTCGATGTTTCCCAACGTAGTACCGTAACAACAAATTCTAAAATTACCGTCAGGTGATATTGTTACATCCAACGTTGGCCGATTACATTTAGTCATTACAAATTTTTTACTATGTCTTCTACTGCTTTGTTGTATGAACCTTTTTTCTTTTCAACATATCTTACCTTGTGTCCTAGAAAAGTTCCTTCTTGTGTAGGCAAAGTGCAAGGAGTCGTCGGCCCGCAGATTATCATACCGTCGACATAATAACTGGGGAATAATTTTTTGTTTGTAATTGCATCTAGCATTTTTGCTGTTCTCTTGAAACAACCCTTGGGCAAATCGAGTGCTACCCATTTTACTTTTGAATCTAACAGTCGGTCAAAATCTTTTTCCATATGATCAAAATCCGCATGAGAAAATATTAAGAAGTCGTGCTTTGTCCAGTCGTACTCGTGACTGTTTTCCAACAGCATGTGTATCCTGTCGCTGTTTGATATAGTTTTCTTTACTGCTTTGAAGAAATGTTTTCTAAAACGCTCTGGAAGAAATGCATAGTTGTCTATAAGATATAATTCTTTATCCGTATCTTTTATTCCTTGCCATACTGCCCTAGCAACGCCGCCACAGAACGCTCCTATTTCACAAACACTCTTGGCACTTGAATTTCCAACAATGTCGCCTAGATAACTGTACTGCCTAGGGGAGAACTGATGCCATATTTTTTCTAGGTTCATTTTTCTAATCCTGTAATTTTTATTATGTATCTATCCACATTACTTGCATTGAAAGTATTATGTACACCACGCCACACATTCAGAGATATGGTATCTCCTTTCTTCCATATCCATTCTACATTGTTTAGTTTGAACATTTGTCCTGCGACATGGTCTTCCACACCTATAAAATATCTTCTTGCTTTAAAATTTGGATTTGGATTTTCCATGGAGTGTTCTATATTACCAAGTTCCGGTTCCTTTTCAATCCAACTACGTATTTGTCCGTGTAAGGTATCAACATGTGGATCCACTTTGTCTCCAGGTCTTTGCAGTTGTACAAGTGTCTGCTTGTATTTTAATTCTGGAAACGTTTTATCTGCCCATACATCCAACATTGGATGTCTACCGTAAGTATATACGTTCTCCAGGTCCTTGCCATCTGCTCTAGGTTGGGTGGTAATTTTTTTAATGAAGTCTAGTTGCGGTAGTCTCACATTCTTAACGAAAGTGTGTCCCGGTTGGTTGTGGTCGGCGAATTTTATTGTGTCTGAATAATAATCGAATTCTTCAGAATCAAGCCAGTTTAAATATTTAGATAACTTCATACTAATATTTAACTTACACTCTAATAGCCACAAAAAAAGGCGACCGTGGCCGCCTTTCTTGTAATATATAAAAAGATTATGCTAATTTATTGATACCATCAATTAAACCAGGGAAGAAAACCTTAGACCATTTTTCGTATACAGTTTTTGATTTTTCTTTCATCACTTCTTTGTCCTCTTGGGATAATTCTGTGATTGGTACATTTCTTTCTTTTGCTGTTTCAACAAAATTTTCAGCGTCTTCTTGAGACCATTTTCTTTCTAGTCTAGCCGCCTCGAATGCAATTTTTTTAAATGTTTCTTGCATGTCTGCAGATAGAGTGTTAAAGAATTTCTCACTTGCTAGAATGTTTGTTAAAAATAAAGAGTGTTCTGTGTGTAACCATGCATCTGCTTTTTCGTATCTGATGTATGTTGTATCTTTACCATGTATGTCCTCAGGTAATACGGGATCGTTGCTACCAAAGTGTACATTTTGATTTGTTACTTCAACACCAAGCGACTTCCAATAGTCCTGTGTTACTGGATTAGAGTTAACTCTTAGTTTTCTTGTTTGCAACTCAGATAAGTTTTTGATTAGAACTTTTGATCCTACACATCTGTATCCACCTGAATAAGTGTAAGCAAGACCTCTAACTCCGCTCTGTTTTGCTAACCTTTTATTCATTTGTGCACCGATCTTACCTTCAAGAACTCTTCTTGCATGACTATGACTTTTGAATAACCATGGCATGTCAAAGACTAGCCAGTTTTTGTCATGTGTCAAACTTTCAAGTTCCCATACTTCTGTCTGAGACATTTGAATTACGTTATCTTTAACTAAATCAAAAATCTTTTCTCTGCTGAAAGAAGGATCGTATTTTTCCTTGTATTGTTCAGTTGTCAGTATCTCAATTTTGATTTCGTTAGTTTCTTTCTCAAGCATTTTTGCAAACGCTTTTGCTGTTCTTAGGAACAGTCTTTCTGGTTGGTGTGCTATTAACCATATGATGTTTTTCATTGAATTTCTCCTTGTATTTCAATTTAATTTAAAACGTTGCAGTTATTTACCAACATCCACGGCTCTCACCAATTAAAAATGTGTTATTTGAGTGCGTTTTTATTCAGAAACGAATTTATACTATGGTATTGTGTTGATTTTTTGTGCCCCGCGGCATGAAAGAAATGCACAGGCGGTCTACCGCTAAAGTGAGCATTTTTATAATTGAACAATCTGGTCATTCGTGTTATTGGCACACCGCTTTTGATTGTGGACCATAACAGGATGTGCCCATCGTGGTCGTTCAGTTCTTTGTATTTTGCGATGTACGTTTTCATTATATCTCTTGCTTTTTTAGTAACAATAAAAACACCGGCTTGGAAGCCACACTGCTTCACTTGTTCTAGTAAACATTCTTTTAGTATACCGTGATAGATATGTTTTATCTGTGCCTCACTTTCTGCTTTTTGGAATCCTGGATGTTCGCAAACCTTCAATGTATTTTGGTCAGGATACTCTGCGAATATATCCGGTGCGTTTGGCATAGCGAATACATCACTGTCCACGTACATAATTTCGTCATACTTTTCCCACCAAGAATCGTCTAGCCATATATCAAATCTTTCGAATGTAGGATGTTTGTAATTTAATTTCTTTTCTGTAACTCTTACAAAGTCGTGATTGTATTTGTTTGCATATGTTTCAAAACTCCTAGCACTACGATTAGCAAACTCGTCTGCATCGAACTCTTTGCTTTTCTTTAAAAGTTCATTGTAGTCAGGTTCGCTATAATGATCCGCTTGTATCCAAAATTGAACTATACATTTTTTCACTACTGTTCTTCGTCTGAGTGTAATTCGTTTAGCAACTGTCTCAGTTTTCCACCTTCGACAGTACCCTTCACTTTACCTAACGGATCACCCTTCCGTGGATCCGGAACTTCAGGTGTGTCACTGCCGGATACTTTTGATGTTTGCTTTAACGAATCGTATATTTTATTTTTACTTTGCTGATTATAACTTTGTGCTTCTTCCTCATTTAGGTCTCTTATTCTTAAACTGTCCACGTCAAATTCTAAATCTACTTTTTGTCCCACTCCACTACTACTTCTAGTTTTCATGAACTGTATTTGATATCTGCCACGTTCTTTCATTGCTCTACTTGTGAATATACCTATCACGTTGTCTGCTGTCTGTATCTTGGACAGTCCGCCTGAGATGTGAGAGTGATCAAACTCTATCTCTTCAACACTTGCCCTGTTCAACTGTGAGGCAGTGGCCAACACACACTGTTTCTCAACAACCAAGTTCCTCAGTTCCTCAGACACATACTTGTCTTTTATGAACAGATCCGCTGGACTTATCCTTTTGCTTTTTGGCATCATTAGATCCAAGTAGTCAATCAAGATACAATCTATTTTCTTTTTGTTCTTGAGCTCTAGTTCTTTAAGATATGTTCTCACGTCTAGCACGTTACTACCACTAGGCAAGTATTTGATCTGCAAGTTTCCTGATTTCTTCTTCAGCATCTTCACCTTCATTTCAACATTATCTATCTCTGGAAAAACTTTCTTAGTTGGAATGTTAGTCATCATTGCATCCAATCTCATGGCAGTCAGTTGCTCACTTAATTCAAAAGATATGTAACAAACGTTCAGACCAGCCTGTGCCCAGTTAACTGCAAGATTCTGCAAGAACAAACTCTTACCTGCGCCTGATCCGCCTGCAAAGATGTTTAGTTCTCCACGATTGAAACCGCCAAACAGTTTCTTGTCTAAGTTGTTCCAGCCAGTGCTGATCTGTCCGTTGTTTGCCTTGAGTGCCTCAAGTCTTCCTTTCGGATCCTCAAAGTAGTCTGTACCAAGATCACGTGTCAGTCCAACATTGACTGCGTCCTTGACCATGTCCTCAACAGGAGCATAGTCACCCTTCTCCAGCAAGTCCGCTGATTGAAGTATCGCATGTTCTAGTGCCTTGTGTCTCGAAAAAGTTTCAAATTCGTCCAACAACCAATTGAAGTGGCTAGGATCTAAATCTTTTGCTGATTTTAATTTTATATCATGTTTTGCGTTCACCTGTTCTACATCAGGCATGACCTTGTATTCATCCATGTAGTCTTTGACAAATTTTGCAATAGGTTGCAACTTACGATCAAACGACTCTGGTTTGAATATATTCTGTGCCCTAGCAAACGATTCTGCGTCTGCAAGAAGCATCTCTATATAAAGTTTTTGTACATCAAATGTGTATTCAGCCATACATCTTTCTCTTTAAATCTATTTTCAGTTTACTTGATTCTGTTGTTTTCAGTATCGATTGTATAGTAAACAGTCTACCATATTTTAACACAGCATCCGCCACATCGCCAACCGTTTTATCCCATTCTGGAAAAGCAACGTTCCACCCAAATTCTATTGCTTGGTTAATCAGTTTCTCTCCTGGTGCATCTCTATCTGGCACAACTATAACTTGTCTGCCCAGTGCATCTATCAACTCTCTTTGTGTATCATTTATCTCCGATCCCAGTATGCTCACACCAGAAACGGCTATCGCATCAAATGGTCCTTCAGTGACTATCACAAACTTTCTTGTCCAGTCCTGTACATCCATGTTGAACACATAACCAGGCCACACGTCTGTGTAGTACTTCACGCCTTGGGACTCCTCAAACATCCTACCTGTGAATCCAACCACCTCACCTCGCCAGTAAAACGGTATCAGTAACCTTTGATAGATATCCCATGTTTTATCAGGTGAATACATGAAGTCATACCAGTCAGCACCAATGCCTCTGCTTTCCAGATATTTCAATAATCCATCTATCTTGTTCCATTGTGGTTCTGTAAGATCGTTGGCCATATACTTCTCCAACCACACGTCCAGTTTGTGTGCATTCTTGGGCAGTGTCTTGTTTTTGAATGTTACGAATTTCTTCTTCTCATATTTTACGTCACCCTCTTCTTCACGCATGGCCTCTATGGCCAATTTACGTATTGTGTCGTCGGGTATGCCAATGTATCCCATGAACTGTCTCATCTTGTAAGTTAGTTTTCTTCCCGTCACATAACTTGTTTTGAATCCACAGTTGAAACAGTGATAACTGACTGTGCCATCGGCACCGGCCATTATCCCTCCACGTTTTTTCTTGTCAGCAGTTTCGCCGTTATGTACACAACAAGGAGCGTTGAAAGAAATCCAACCACTTGGTGTTTTTTTCCTACCCGCAGGTAGGCTTGTCAGAATAGTAGATTGGATCAGGTTCATACCCTATATTTTACTGTCTATAAAGGATTTTGTCAATCACTCCAGTATTACCAGAGTCGTTCCCCCAAGTAAATCTTACGTTTTGGTAAACTCCTGTAAAATTTAGTGTGCTTGGCGTAGAAGAATTTGAAAATGTTGTAGACGTTACTTCAAAGTAATCAGTGTCACTTGGTGAAGCACTCATTGTTCCTTGTACTCTCAATGTGCCTGAAAAGTTTTTTGGATACACAGCAATAGTGTGCAATGCCTTGTTATTATTAATACCAGGTCTAGCAGTAATGGCACTTGATGTATGTCCTAATGATTTAAGTCCACCACTTGCTGTAAAACTTGAAATTTCTGTGCTTGATACAAACTCTGGGTACGCTCCATCCAACACTTCTATCGTGCCAGCGGCCGCATATCCTGTGTCTGCATATGTGATCTCCCTGCTACCATCTGCTTTTACTTCACGTACCGAGAAGTTATAAAACTTGGCATCTAGTGGTAATAGGTCGCCTTCTGTGATAGTACAACTAGCATCGCCCCTTGTACTCACTGTAGACCCGTCATCTATTACTGTAAGTGTTTTTGTAATCACTGCTTTTTGACTCTCAGAATCGATAATATTAAACTCGTAAGTTTTAGCAGTTATGTCCTGTGCCTTCTGATCCTCGTTTTTAAACGTGAATGAGACTGGATTTGATACTCCCCTATGCAGTGTTAGGCGTCTATCGTACACTTTTGAGTTCCTCCCGGTAAAACCATTTATGTAGGCTATTACCAATTGATTTATTAAATACCTTTGTACTGTTTGCATAATACATATTTAACAGTATTTATAGATATAGAATGAACGAGATTTTTAACACATTGAGGGACAAGTTCCCATTTCTAAGCCTTATCCGAAAAGGCGATCTAGAGTATGTGGGCATAGTGCAGAACGAGGACACCAACGTCATCAGTTTCTATGACTACGGTAGGATCATGATGCCACAAGACAAGATGAAGTTTTTGAAAAGTGGCGAAATTTGGTGGCACGAGTCTAATCGTAAGTTACCGATCAACATATTTCTCAAAGGTGACTTCAAGTATTTCCGATCAACATTGGTCACTTTGAACTCCAAGGATGTGGAAATAGTACACGGACCCACTGTTAAACTTTCTGAAATTTCAAAGAAACGGGTGAAAAGAAGAACTATTCAATTAGTAAGAAGACCTGTTTAAACTTTTCCGTCTTTATTAATATACTTTGCAAAGTATATCGTCAAAGGATTGGTTGGATCATAAGCATTGTTGAACCAATCTCGATTGGGAGTTTTCTTCTTACGTTTTTTGGATTTTATTTTTTTAGTTTTTTGATGGTGCATCAAAACTATATTTAGCTCTGTTCATCAAATTCATCTGCACAACGATTGCTTGAGCATATGCCACTGCGTGTGATTTTTTAAAGAAGTAACTACCGTCTGTTGGTTTGATCCAAACTTCTTTGATTATATCTGTCCAATCCTTGTACATCAGTCCCCTTTTGGCAGGTCTTATTATTGCTAACACAGCCGCAAGTTGTTCTATAGTTTTAGGTTCCAACTTGGATACTATGTTAAAATGGCCATTTAGGTGAAAAAGGTTTTCTACCACTTTTGGATCTTTCAACATATCCCAGTCCGGCTCCTGTATCATAAGCTCAACAAGTTCTTGTTCCGACTTGACATCCTTGTATATGTTCACATTCAAGCAATCTATTTTGAAGTACCCTCGGTCCTCTGCATTTTTATAATCGAGACTTGCGTGTCCTGTTACTGGATGTTCCGGAACAGCATGAAAGTAAACTCCTGTTTTATGTTTCTCAGATTTACCATCCTTGATCATAGTGGCAGGTGTATGCTTAAAAAGTTTTAGCGTGTTATCTCTGTCAAAAAAATCTATATCTACATCAGGCATTATATTGTTCCTTGCAAATTATTTAATAGAAGTGCTAGTAGATATATGAATACACCTATGTAAATGATACCAAGTAAGTTATTCTTTGTTAAAAATTTTCGAATATAAAACATCAGTGTACACTTCCTTTTGATTGCTTGGCATATTTTATCATTTTATCACGTGATCCCGGTTGTAGCACTTCAAGAACATCCAACAGTTTTTTGTATCCTTCGGTTTGCAATATCTCTTTGTCAACTTTTGGCATTATCACTCTTCCTATTGATCCATCTTCTTTGATTATTACAGCACAGTCTCCTTCACTAAATTCTAAGTTATCAGAAATTTCTAAATCTATCTTAGACAATCTTGGCCTCCTTTGCTGTGTCCTGTACCAGCATTAAATCAGCAGGATAGCTCTTTAACTTGCTTGGCCAAAAACTTGTGTTTATAAATTTTTCAATCATTTGTAATTGTTCGTCGTTAAATGATTTTAACATCCTTTTCCCTGCACTGCAACCTAACAGTAACCATGGACTTATTTTTCCTTGCTGTATATGTTGGACGGCTCTGTTTGTGTTAACTAATCGGAAGTAGTCCGACCACTGTGCATTTTGTTCAGATGCCCAATCCATCATTGTTGTGATACTTCTTTGCAGTGCGGCCTCTACAGGTTCGCTTTTTATTGCTTCGATCGAGTATGTTTCGTATAGGTCATCTCTGGCCCAGTGATCTAATTTAATTTTTGATTTTAACACAAACTCTATATACTTCTCTGGATACAACGGATTGATATGCATAATGAATCGACCAAACTTAACAAAAGCATTATAGTAAGGACTTTTTACAAAATCATCATAGGTCTTTGTTTTTGAATTGTGTTGATGTATTTGGTAAAATCGTTGAAACACCATGAATGCATTGACTACCCATTTCTCATCTCGTTGGAGATATCTTCTCTTTGGTTCGCACATATGCACTTGTAGTGTTCGTTCTTTTGTGAATTCTTTACCGCAGTAAGTACATTTATACTTCGATACCATGTGCCTCCAACAACTCTTCTAATTCTTTATCCGATATCACTTTGTCTAATGTTTCCAGATCCGATTCCTTCCAGGTTGGATATATTTCTTGTAGTTTTTTTAGACTTTTATTTGGTACTCGCTTCATTGGTTTAATCCATGGATGAAATTGTTGTTGAAGTGATCCACACATAGCAGTGAGTATCCATAAAAGTTTTTTATGTTTACCTAATGTAAAGCAGTGTTTGTTCACACATTCGTTGACCATCTCTACATAATGTTCAACATAAAATTGATCTTTCGATGATGTGCTTGATACATATCTCATCAGCATGTACGGAGAATACAAAGATTTTTCCTTGTCGTCAATCCTATCAAAGTAATCTTTGTTCCTGAAGTCCACGGCTTTTAATCCGTTTCTAAGTTCAAAAAATTTTCTTTTATTTTTTTCTTTTTCCGGCATATTTTAATCCAAACATTGTACAGTCTTCTGCTGTTACAAATGTTAATTTTATTTTACTGTTCAGGTGTTGTAAACCTGAAAGTTTATTGTTTAATTTCGCTTTAGATAACCAATCAAAGAAATCCATGGCCCATTCACCTTGGTCCATCCAAACTGCTATCTTGTCTGAAGTAATCATTATAGGTGCTTCTATCTTGATTGTTCTTCTACCAGACCGAGCCATAATCTACCTGTTCGCATTGCCTTGAAATATCTTTTACAAAATAAGCACATATTGGTTTTGGACCATTTGATAAAGGTACAGCCAACATCTGTCCTGATTTTATTTTCGGAAAGTACCACTTGACTTCTGTATAAATGTCTACAACATCTATTGGATAAAAGTCAGGCTTGGGACTTGACAAAGGGTTGAAAGTGAAAGCATCAAAGCCTCTGTCATTTAAACTGGTTATTGGTAGGACATGCATTTCCGGTTGCCCCGCTTCTCCTATTAGCATCTTCCAGTCCAACGGCATTTTTATTTTATGTGGACCGATTTCTAACACCGCCGCCGGTGCGTTAAAACTTTCTAAGAATATTAAAGGTATGTAGAAGAAATCTGGATTTGCAGGATCTGAATTGTCTAGCACGGCAAATCTTAAATTTTCATCCACCCACTCGGGTATTTTTTCTAATGCGTATGTTCTGTTATCCAGTGTAAGGATTTTCATAATTTATCTTTTCTATATTATACGGGTAATTGGCCTCTTTGTAAAACTTTTTTCTTGCACCCAGGTGTCTTTTCGCAAATTTGCAACTGCTGGTAATATCCCATATCTGTACACTATCCTTGTCTTCTGCTTTTCTTATACCACGCCCGATTGATTGTATTACCCTCACAAAGGACTTGCCTGGTTCTATGAGAACAAGATTAAAAATCCTAGGAATATTAATGCCAACAGCGGCAACTCCATATGTGGCAATAATAACTTTATTTGTTGCAGTAGATATTTCATCGTATTGCTCCTTTCTATCCATGTTTTTAGTTGATCCTGAAACAAATACAGAATCCTTTATTTTCTTTTCAAGCATCTCACCTGCCGAGATTCTATCTACTAATATAAGCGTGTTACCTGAAGTCGCTATATCCTTGATTGTATTTGCTACCCATGTCATTCTTGTTGGGTTTGTTGTTAGCCATTTTAATTCTTCTGCGTATGTTTTAAACTGTGGATGGTCCTGTGTCTGTAAAACATTTACATGACAGTTTGCAAGTACACCTTTGTCTTGTAGTTCACTTGCTCGTATTCTATTTGCAACTTCACCTATGCTACATTTCAATCCCATAAACTCATAATCTGCTTTTGGAACTGTACCTGTCAGCCCCCAACGTATACCACAATGTGCAAATGGTCCTGTTAATAATCTCTTCAACACATCTGCCTTTGCCATGTGTACTTCGTCAATGATCACAGTCTGTATGCCATCGCAGAATTCTTTAAACTCAGTGCTGTGTTCATTTTTTGCCTTCTTCTCGAGAACATTTAGACTCTGCCATGTTGCTATTGTGTTGAACCTTCCGACTTCTTTACGGTCACCATAGTAAACACCTGTGTCTAAGTTACATGCTAGAAAGTCCTCTTCTGTTTGTGTAACAAGACTTTTGTTTGGAACAATAGTGATTGTCCGTCCATATGGTTCAACCAATTGGCATAGTGCCGCAGTAATTATGGTCTTACCTGCTCCGGTGGCTATCTCTTGTATGCTTTGCGGATTCTCTATGAACTTATTGATAGTCTCTACTTGATAGTCTCGTAATTCTATAGGTTGCCCTGCACAAGGATGAGTGTCCGGCCATGTTATGTGTGATAGATAGTTTTTATCTACTTTTTTAAATTCGAAATCGTGTTTATCTCTTTGGTCTTCGACATCTATATAGACGCCTCCCTCATCTAATATTGGAATTATTTGATCAACTAGATTTAGATATGTTGTGCCACCCAGACCAAAAAAACTTACTTTGCCATCCCATCTCCCTAGTTTTACAGCGGGTAGATGTCTAGCATATGGTATTTCGAATTTAAATTTATTAGATAATCTCTTACGCCATTCGAGAGATAGATTCTCAAATTTCACATTTACTTCGTCTTTTATTATTAATTTACAACTACTCATTTTAAAGTTTTACTATAACATGATCATGCCAATCCCAACTACTTGGCTGATAATCACTATAATACAACTTTTTTGGAAGATTTTCAAGAAGTCTTTTAAGATTGTCTGTACCTGTTGCATAATGGCCACCGCCAAGTGCAATCAAACCGGCTTTTGGTTTTACCTTGCTTTTTATCAGTGCTCTAGGTATTCTGTTACGAACAAAAATAATTTTTGTATTGTCGCTGATTAATTTAAACTGTTTACTCATTTGATGTAGTTCATATAGATTTTCAAAAAACTCGTGTGGTTTTTGGTTGTCTACTAGCCAATGTCTTTCGTTTGTAAATTTATCTAAGTCTTTTTTGTAAATTGGCTCTTTGATATCGAATCCCCATGAACAATCGTTTAGAATATCTATACCATTTGATTTGAATACATTTAACCATTCCCAGAAATTTTTTACATCCTCTTCCATATGTATGTCACCACTTACAGGCATCATCAATGGAAAACAATCTAATTCGACTAAACCTTTTACAACATCCTTTTTAGAAAAACTTTTAGAGTCTATCCATAATTTATGGTAATCGTTATGTGCAATCTTATATGCTAATGTTGTGTTTGCATGTACGTTGATCCCTTTAGATTTTATCATAAAGTTTTTCAAAGAGTCGACTTGCGTCAGTGCTGGTTTATCTTTAAAATTTTCATTCCAATATTCTTGTAATGAGTCTGGTGCGTCTTGCAATACTATTGTGTCTCCTATTAATTTTGCAGTTGGTTTTCTATGTCCGATAATTCCTTGTTTTATTAAATCATACTCGTTTAATAGACTGTCGTCAACAAATTTAAAATCATAACGCACAGCAATAAGTGTTAGGTAGTAGGCTGTGACGTCATTGTGTAAGAACGTCCATTTCTTTCTGTCACCGTCATACTGGCTGTATCCGGCAGGCAAGTCACGTTTGTCTTTGAGACATCTGATCAATTGAATGACTTTTTTATTGTATGGAAATTTAAGTTCTATTTTTTCTACGTTATCGTCGTCTGTGTATTTTTCAATTACTTTATCAAAACTTATTACCCGGAATTCATCTTCGTATTTGGGTTTGTCTAGTAACGGTTTGATATCCATACCATGTGCCTGGAATTTTGTAAGGTATCTTTTGAGTATCACTAACGCTAATCTGGCCTGCTTCTCAGTCCATGCATATTGTGATTCAGCCAACGATCTCACTGTTTCGTGGTCTTTTGGGTGTGGCTTGATTACGGCTGTATTTCCTATCATTGAAGGATTAGCCCAAAAATAATCATTATATGCTAGTATTTTCAGTGCTTCGTTAATTGTTTTTGGCAAATCTGTGTGCATTTCACTCATGGTATTTTAGATAATTATTAGTATATTATAGCATAATTGGTAATATAGTCAACCATGAAAAAAACAAAAAGCAAGAAAGTAAATGTCAGAAAACAATTTAAAGTAAAGTTGGAAAATACTCTGACTAGACACAAAAATATAGCAGGATTCAAACCCACAGAACAGCAGATGTATCACTGGTTCAAAGTGATTAATAGAGGACTGTTCAACAGCAGATTACCAATAGTTCCTTTGTATGTCAAGAAATTACATCAGGATTGGGGGAGATGTGTAGCCAATTGGGACAATAGAAAAACACCAAAAGGTAAGTTTGATCAAAGAGTTATACCTTACCATATCGAAGTTGATTATTATATTGAGCTACATTGCAAGTTTCCTAAATGGAAAGACTTCATTGAAACGCTGGCACACGAAATGGTACATCTTTACCAAATGACATGGCTTAAAGATCCTTATTCAAATCACAATGCAAACTTTTTTGCTTGGAAAAATAAATTTAAGAACGCAGGCCTAGGCCTAACTAGGTGTTAGTACCTTTTCAAATTCAGCATAACTTATAATCTTACTGTTGCCTAAGTCAGTACCTGTTTGTAAATGATTTAGATATTCTGGGGGATTGTCATGTACCACAGTGTAATTGATATACGGTCGCATTTTTAACATGTCTCTGAATTGTTTGAGCCAACCTTCAAAGGTTTTGTCATCATTACGTGGACCGTAAAATTCTGAATCTTGATATATGTTATTCAATTGCCCTTTGCCGTATTCCTTAAAATCAAAACCTAACAGATAGATATTTCTGTGTCCATGCACACCTGCTGTCCAGAATGCGGCATTACCTGATATCCAGTGTGGATTGTAAGGAATGAGATGTAACATGCCTTTGCTTTGTTTTCTATTAACTTCGAGTGACGGTGCATAGTGTATGGTCTTAAGTCCTACTTCCTCTTCACACATTTTAACAGTGATCTTAGTGTCCACTGAAAAAATAAAGTCAGGCATGAAGTCTCTGTACAATGCATTACAACCATATGTCTGTCCTGTTGCTTTTAGTTTGTTTAGATCAAATCCTTTACGTGAAGGCCCGTTACCTATACAGTACGCATTTCCTCTAGGTACTGCTTTTACCCTATCTTCGAAAAATCCTGTTTCTTGTATACGTTCTCCCTTACGTATTATTGTATTCAATACAATAGTTTCACCTGCATATGGTGTCCATTCAATAGGATGTATTTCCGGCTTACCGCCAATTTTTACAGTTTTCATTTTAAATATTTTTCTTCAAGTCTTGCTTTAATTCTAACCCATGGTAGTCCTTGTTCTATCTCATCTGGAAACCATTCTGTGTATGCAAGTTTATTTGCCCACGATACTCTGTTTGGCATAGCAGGTGTGTTTATCTCTGCAAGGTTTATATTGCCTACATCGTGGCAGAGACTAGACTCTGATACAAACACAGGAACACCTTTTATCACTGCCTCCATGGCAGGATTACTAGAATGATTTACTACTGCCCATGTTCTTTCTAATGTTGCTTTGAAATCAGTATCGTCATATGTTCTGAAATCTCTTTTAGGATGTCTAACTTTGACATTTTCAAATTTTGATTCTTTAAAGTCTATATTATTACGTGGATGCGGTCGTACAAGTATAGGCCTTGTTGTATATTGTCTAATTTCTTTTATTTGTTGTTGTATCCATTGTCCCATTCGAGGAAGGCCTTTCCATTGATCAGAAGAATCATGTTGGCCACATATTACTATGATATCTCCAGTGGGATTCCATGGCCTTAGTTTATGTTTGAATAATGGCCAACGTTTATCGTCAAATATTTGATTGGCAAAATCTGCATCTCTGTTTATACCATTGATACCTATCTTGAAACTTTCATTTCTTCTTAAACCGCCGACCTCTAAAACAATTACAGGCTTTCCTGCTTTTCTGTATTTGTCCCAAATTCTTTTATATCCTTCCATTCGTCCACGCCATAGCACTGACCATATAACCGCCACATCTGCGTTGCACTCTTCGTTTATTCTAACATCTTCTCCTGCATTTCTTAAGGATGTGATAAATTTTTTAAAGATATCTTTAGAGTTCTGTGGTCCGTAATCTGTCCAAACTTCTATTCTCATTATAAGGCCGGTGGTACTTTCTTCCAGTAGTCAACAGTAGGTGCCGAACGTAGGTCACTACGTGCAGACGATCCTGTCTTTTTGCGTTTTCCTTTCATGTGGTCCATGTACTCTCCTAGTTCACTATTAACAAAAACATGATGTCCTTTCACACCTTTCCAATATCCTATATCGTTTACTTTGATATTTCTTTCACGTCTGTATTGTTTTGATAAGTGCCAGAATACATAAGAGTCATGCCATTCCAATAATTTGAATACTTCGTCGGTTATGTAAAGTTTTTCCCAGTCATCAATAAAATTTTGTATTTCTGGATGTTTCAAGTTATATCCTACAAAACCACATTCTGGATACTTCCCACCGTCATTTAGTTTTGGATTTTCTCTTCCTAGGTATGTTAACATTGTATCTACTGGTAATAAATTTTTAAAAAAGTCTATTGGTATTGGCCTGAACGAAAATGTATCTCCGTCTATCCATACCACGTAGTCATAATCTTTAGAATTACGTATACCGTTTACAACACAAAAAACTTTATTAGCAAAACGTACTGCCGCCCACAGGTAAGATCCCTTTGTGGCATCCTTACCGCCTTTAGTTTTCAATTCTTCGGGCCTCCTCACTCCGCCTTCTATTTCATCTAATTCTCCGTTTGCAACAGGATCGTTGTTGTGTCTGTTCTTAAATTTAAACAATTCCGGCTCAGCGGTGTTTAGATCTATCCACTGAATCCTATCGTATTTGCATTCAGGTTTTGGTTCTTCTGCATATACTACTATATCAACTTCTTTTGGAAATTGCTCGGCCATTGATTCAATACCTTTTTTGCCGTACTGTTCCCAACAGCCAGGCTTATATGATGTGATGACTTTAATTTTCATTTATCCTTTTATTTAAATTCTGTAACCCTGGCCAGTTCAATAAAACATCCTGTTGGTCTTTTGGTAATTCAGAAATATAATTTGATCCGCCACGTCTATAAAATTTTAATTCATCTGGCACTTCTTTATTATTTTTTTCTTTCATTTTTTCCCATGTTGTTTGTTCTTTGGCATATTCTAACGAATCTTTATCGCAATCTTTGAACACAAACATAAGAAGTTTTTCCCAAGCACTATCTTCTTTTTTTAAGTCTTCGTACTTAATAAACAACTTTCTGCCTTGGTGTAGTGCCATATGATCTAGTTGTAAATTCATAAAGTTTATAATAATATCTAGTCCCCATTGTTTGTTTCTTGCAAAATCAATTATGTCTGTGTGTTGTGGACAAGTAAAATCTTTGTATGGTATGCTTTGCAAATATGGCCAGTAACTAAACAACACATCAAGCGGATCTCTTACAAGATACACAATATTCTGCAACTTCATTTCAGTTTCAAAATAAAATTTTCTGCTGTCCTGCATTTCAAAATATTCTTTCCATGGTATATGTCCTGTGACACTCATCCAATCGTGCCTAAATAAGATTCTCGGTATACCAGGCATTCCGGATCGTGGTCTGTCGACCCATTTACTAAATTCAACATTCCATTGTCTAGAAATGTAGTGTGCAAACAAGTGTTTCATCCATGTTCGACCACAACGAGGAAAACTTAAAATTAGGTTAGGACAGTTGTTATATTGATTACGCAAAACGTTTATTCTATGATGCATCTATTACCTTGTATGTTTTTTTCCAATGTTTTAATATTAAGTCTGGTATAAGCATTTTAGCAGATTTTTGGCTAGAAGTCACGACTTTCAATTTTTCGTATCCTAACTCTTTGGTATAAAAGTTTTCAAGATCTTTGTCCATTTTATTTGTAAGCCACAAGCCTACGGGCACGGTCCACCCTGTTTTTGTTTTGTTTATAATTTGATTTGGTAATATTCCGTTGTATGCTGATCTTATCATAATCTTAGTCTCTGATTGATTTAGTTTATGCCTTGTGTGAATATCTAAACAGTACTGCATGAATGTTTTACTTGCTAATGGAAAACGCCCTTCCATGCTGTATGCCATTCCATACGTGTCGTTTCTACTGAAAAATTCTGCAGGACATTGTGTAACACAATCTAAGGCCATGTATGAACCAACAGGATCATCTGGGTTCCATAACTTATCCGAATAACAATTTTCCAGTTCGTCCAATAGCAGTTCGTCTGCAATTATATCTTTTGTAAAATTTTTAGGTCTTTTCAAACGTTGTAACCATAAAGTGAGTACCTCTCTCCAAGTTTTGGGAAGAGTGCCGTAAAACATTTTTTGATATTTTGGATATCCACCCAGCAGTTCGTCTCCCATATCTCCGGCCATTGTCACTACTATCCCTTGGTCTGCCATAAATTTATTTGTATAACAATACATGGCCATACTAGGATTGAAATTTACCTGTTCCATATAATAAATGGATTGGTCCCATGCTGTCATGTACTCTTTGGGTGTAATTAATATTTCGTGGTGTGTATATCCTTCTTTGTCTGCTAAAACTTTTGCCGCATTGGCATCACTGTTGTAGTCCTCATCACTTTGTACTTCAGGATACATACGATTTGTGAATGTATTAATTTTTTGCAACTTGCCAAGTTCATATGCAACAACACTTGAGTCTAATCCACCACTTAGGAAAACTCCAATTTTTCTTTGACCAATAGCACAACGTTTTACAGTATTGTTAACTTGTTGCCTGAATTCCTCTGCATTAAATTTTTTATTTCCGTTAGGTACAATGTATATTCTCTTGCTGTCTATAAATTTTTTATCTTTTAAACTGTATACTAATGTTTCACCTGGCAGTAGTTGTTTGATCCCAGAAAATAAAGTATTACGTAATGGATTACAACCTGTTCTACTTTGGAAACTTGATGCAAGTTTATCTAACTTTCTTGCACCAGGAACTTTATCCAACATACCTTTCAGTTCGGAACCAAACACAAGACCTTGATCTATTTCTGCATAGTACAAAGGTTTTATGCCTGCATGGTCTCTAGATAACACTATTTGTTCTTCTTTATGTTTGTAGTATGCAAAGCCGTGCATAGAATCTATTTCATCTATGAAGTCTAAGCCAAACTCGTCAAGTCCCCAAGCAAGTAGCTCAGTATCACAGCCTGTTATTCCTGCAAATTCGCTTCTATATTTTTTTTTAAGTTCGTAGTAATTAAATATTTCTCCGTTGTACACCAGAGTGTTTCCTTTGGGTGTTTTCCATGGCTGTGTTGATAAATTTGGATTGGCCATGATACTTAACAAGTTATGACCTAACGTCATCTTGTATTCAGGATTCCACCAAACTTTGGATCCGTCTGGTCCTCTGTGTTTACAAGTAGTGACGTATTGTTGAATAAAGTTTGAATCGTGATCTGTTATGCCGTATATTCCACACATTATAATCCTAACTTCTCTTTGAATCTTTTGAACACCACACCACTTCGAATTTCATCTGTACTCCACAGTTTATATCCTATGTCGTGAACCCACTGTGTTCTATCAGGATATTCGGGTGTTTCTATATTGTTTAAATTTTTATTTGCTACTGGCCAACAAAGTGCAAGATCTGAGGTAACAAAGGTAGGGATTCCACGAACGCAGGAATCGACGCTGGCAGTAGAATTGTGAGTAACAAAAGCATGACAATTACTTAATGCTTCTTGGAAGTTAAATCTATAGTACTTTTTCTCGTCTCCTACAAAGTGTGCAGGACCTTCTAACAGTTCACAGTCCTTTGGAAATTCTTCTTTCCTGTTTATCATTTGTGCCATGTGATTTGGGTGTGGACGTATTAAAAACTTACGATCAGTGATGGGTCTTAATTTTTCATACACACTATGAAACCAATCTATCGGGTCAAGTTCGTCCATGCTCCAGTTGTCTTTAGGTTGTAAGCCAAACAGTATAGGATCGCTTTGATCTGATTTACGCCATGGCTCATATTTTATGTTCCATAAATTTTTCATCATGTTCCAACGATCGTCTGGACTGTTGTCACTTAAGAAGTTTCCGTTATTCATTGGAGAATATAAACTTACACGCCAGTGATGTTTAGGGTGTGTTATGGTGTTGCCAAAACTAGACAGTATGCCACCGTCGAATGTAATAATGTAAATGCCTTTTTTCTTTGCACGTTCTACAAGGTCTCGTCTACGTCCTTTTGTATGATGTGGTTGGTTCTTACCTCCGTAGCCAAACATACAACCGATTGGTGCCGTTGGCTCCATTTCATTATCTCTCCATTCTCCTTCTAACTTTTCATTAACCATTATGGGATTATCGCCACAGGCTGTTATACCTTCTGCCATGTGTGTGAGCAGTTGATAACTTGCACCTCTTTTCCTATCTTTTACTGTCCTTCTAAATATTTCAACGTCCATCTAATATCCTTAATGCTGTTCCGTCCTTCATTTCAGTACCTGTGAATTGTCCGTATGCCAGACTATGGAACAATGGTCTCGGGTCTTCATACACTGGCTGTTCAATACGTGCTAAACTTTTACCTGCAATAGGAAACGCACAATTATTACTGTCAGCAAAAACAGGAACGCCATTTGCAAGTGCCTTGATTGTGATTGAACTGTTGTTAGTAACGACTGCGTGTATATCGTTCCAGTCTATTGATTCTTTAGGTACCTTAGTACTGTTTCCTCCTGTGTGTATCTTTCCGTCCGGACCTCGTTGTGCTTCTGGATTGTAAGGTTTTTCTCTAACAAGTATTTCTCTATCCGTGTATTTTTTCAGTTGTGCTAGTGTGTTTTCTAGCCAATTCTCACATTTAAAGAAAGTTGTAATAGAATTGGTTGGTGGGCATACTAATATTTTCTTCCCGTTTTTATGGTATGGTTTTATTTCGAATGGAAAACTTGCTTTGAATCTGTCGTCTGGTCGTTGGTCAATAAAATTCTTTACGTGATCATTTTTCACTATTCTTAAGAAATACGGTTGTTGTCTGCTGATACCCCAATAAGGTCTATCCATGTAATAGAAATCTATTTTGTTTTTTTGACAGTGCTCGTAAACTAGATTTGTTCCTCTCAATATTCCAAAAAGCCAAACTTTTGTTGCATCTTTTTTTGCCAACACTTGTTCATACGGAAGTATCTGTGACCCAGGCATTCCTCTGTGTGCAAAATCTATATATTTTTCCGTTACTTGTCTTGATGTTTTGCTCAGGTATATCATTATTCTATGTGTTGAATCAGGTCTGCAACATTAACTTGAAAATTGATCGCATCTGATTTCTTTTTAAGGCCCGCTGGTTTTTTATCACCCTCCATGGGAATTGGCACAGTCTTTGACAAATACAATTTATGTTTTAAATCCAAATGATGAGACAGCACAGGGTAAACTCTTTTTTTATGTATCTGTTTAGGATCCAGTATCTCGACCACCTTCGTTCCTGGTTTACACCAAAGTAAGTTGACCAATCCTGCGCCGTGAGCCGCGACAATGTGAGATGCTTCGGCAAACGTTTTCATTTGTTCTCTGATACTCATATCCTCGAGAACAACTGCTTCATATCCCTTTAGGGCCAGCATTAATTCATCAGAGTTTTTTATCTTTCTCATCTTTGCACCTGGACGAAGCACAACTATTTTTCTGTGCGGCGTAATATCCTTAAGTCCTGTGAGGCCCTTAAAATGTCTCAACCATTGTGCAAGGTGTGGAGTAATTATCCCGTCATTAGAATTACTCAGGCTTGGTACCAATAGATGTTTGAATTGCCACACCTTGTTTTTTGGCATCACAACTACCTTGACGTCTGGAAATAATTCTTTTAACACTCGTTCCATGTACTTGCTCTCGTTAGCGAGAACATAACAATACCTTGCAAAATTTGTTGACCATCTCTTCTCTATTAATCTAAATTTACTGATGACATCGATCCATATGTGCCATGGATTATTTGCACTATGCTCGTCAATTGGCAACCAAACATAAGTGTATCTTTCATGAAATTCTTGATCCACTGGACTCATCTCAATGTTGACCTCCTCACCCCATTCGTACCAAAGATTGTGCGACTTCTGTGGCTTATGCTTACTGAGATGGCTAAGGCCCCATATGTAATTTGTAATCAATTTGTTTTCCATTGTGGTTAGGATAGGTGCACTGTGTATCTTACAGTTGTGGAACTCGGCAACAAAGGTTGGTAAACTTGTAAAATGAGGATCAACGTCTTTGTGGTAAGGAACAGTATAGTCGTAGCCTTGGTCGACTGTTTCCCATCTGTCTAAGAAATACTTGATTGAATCTATGTTCTTCATGTTGCTATTTGCCTATAACTATACTATAATTATTGAGTTATGCCTACCAAACTATTCATAAATGGCTGTTCTTTCTTGACCTACAGGCCTAGAGACAATGTGAATACCCATTGTGGATTAGAATTAGCAAAGTTACTAGGACTTGACGTAGAAGTTAATCTTGCAAATGGTGGTAGAGGTTCAAAAAGATTGATGTGGACAACGAGAGTCTGGTGTGAAAAATTTCCTGATCAGGCTGAAAAATGTTTTTACTTGATTGGTTCTAGTGGCGGTCATAGATTTGATTATCCAACAAACGATGGATACAAAAAACACAAATTCCCCACAATGTCTACAACTTGGAAAACTTGGGATCCAAACAGAGACAAACACACAACAAATTTTATCAAATACCTTTTTGGGTTGGGAGCAGATCTAGATCAGATGACACAGGTAGAATCCATACTAGGTTTGTTGGACCTACAGGATTATTTTCAAAACAAAGGATATCCATATGTGTTTTATAACACGTTGTCAGATGCAAAGATCACAAATCCTGATGTGCAATTATTATTTGATAAGATAGACAAGAAAAGATTTTACAGGCCTGAGACAAGCCATTTAGATTATACGGTTGCTAATAATCAACAATGCAAAGAAGGAGATCCTCATCCTAACGAAGAAGGTCATAAGGATTGGGCAAAACAATTAAAAGAGTTTATAGATGCTAACAATTTACGCACCATTTAATAACAAGAACAGCAAAGCGTATGAAGTTTTTAACGGTGTGCAGAAGTCTTGGCCCGAACAAACAAAACTGCTAGACAATCAAACTGAAATAGAACCAGTAGCGAATAGTATGTTCTGGGGATTTGTTGGCAATAATAAGGCAATGGTCAAAAAACTTGAAGCACGAAAGCATCAGTTTTGGTTTACAGATACTCCATACTTTGGAAGATTTGATAACAATAATTTGAAACCCGATAATCATTATTGGCGTATTTGTAAAAATAAAATTCATGCATCGTATATAAAGATGTGTAAGTCAGATAGATTTGATAAATTTGGAATCAAAATTAAAGCACCTAACTTCAAAGGCAGTTACGTATTAGTTTGTCCTAGTTCGGCAGGTATACACGATTATTTAGATAAACCAAAGTGGACAAATGAAATAGTGGAACAGATCAAAAGATACACAGACAGACCAATAAAAATTCGACACAAGCCACGGGGCAGGGGAACATCCGGACCAAGTGAGGCAATAGTTCCCCTATCCGAGGATCTTAAAGACGCTTGGGTGTGTGTAACCAGTTGTTCTATTGCGGCCGTTGAAGCACAATGCATGGGCATACCTGTGATATGTGATGAAAAAAGTTTTGCCAAAGAAGTTGGAGGACAAGAACTCGCGGACATTGAAAATCCTTACTTTGTTGGTTGTGAGGATTGGCTGTACAGTCTAGCATATCAACAATTCACACCGGAAGAAATCACCAACGGTAAAGCAGTGGAAATATTAATGGACAAAGGTATATTGTAAATGAAACCGTTGGTAGTACAGTTTTTTGTTCCTGCAAAAGAATATAAGGACCCCACTTATAATCAAATTGGTGTAAATGACGAACTTTTTGAATATTCCGTTAAGTCTGTAAAAGAGTATTGTGAAAAATTTAAGATTGATTATAAATTAATCACTAAACCTACTATCAATCATATTCATCCTACTTTTGAAAGATTTGATTTATTTTTCAATAGTAAATGGTGGGAAGATTACACCCATATTTTGTATTTGGATACAGACATAATTGTATGGAAAAAATCGCCAAATGTTTTTGAAGAATATCCAAGCGATGATTCTTTCAAACCAGTGCAAGATAGAATTGCAATGAAGAACAGTATACGTTATCACGAAGATAGGAAAAAAGGCACATGTCTCGAAAAGTTTGACGCAGGAATACTTCAAAAATCTAGGTTTAATGCTGGAGTCTTTATGTTAACAAAAAAAGCAGTGGATAAGATATCTCCACATCTAGATTATAAGAATTTAAAGGGAGATGATAACGAAATGCTGATATATGCTATGCTGGAATCAAAAGTTAAAGTTGAACAGTTGGATTGGAAATACAACAAAAAGAACAGCGTCAGTTGTTATTTTGGTCACGCAAGTGGTTATGAAAAATTTAAGCCGAATTATAATATGTTAGCGGTTGCTAAAGAAACATTCGATACCAGCATTTAAATTACCTATTAAATCTTTTTAATAATTGTTCCCATGTTTCATTTTTGAGATCCAGTTGTAGGAACGGTCTACGATTGTGTTTACGCTTTTGTCTTTCCAATACTTTAATATCTTTTGATTTTGTTATTAAAAAACTATTTGAAAAATATTTAATTTTTTTACCAGCCAATTCTATATCTTCACCTGCTGTATTATCAGTTCTCTCTTTAAAGAACCATATGCAAATGACTGGTTTATTTTTATCTATTTCCCTTAGATCCTCGTTAAACTGAAAGCCGATTTTATATTTTTTATCAAATTCCTGCCATACTTTGTGAGACAAATCATTTTGGTTCTCGTACAATCTATCGTATTCGAGTGTGTCAAAAAGTGTTGACGCATAGAAATGTTCAACAGGTGTTTTGAAAAAATGATCAGGCTTTAATTTTTCCCAATTCATTACGAACTAAAAAGGTTAATAAGTTCTTTCTTCCAGTCGTCTCCGTATTCACAATCTCGATAACCATCAAACCACGGACCACCTTCTGTGTAGTGTAATATTTTTGGCGAGCCGTTTTGTGGTTCTTTGTACCAACCTACTAACCAATTGTATTCTAAAGGCAATGACCCAATCTCGTTGTCTTCTAACCAACTAAATCTGTGTAAGAATTTTGGTGATTCTTCGTTTAATAATTCTGGAGTTAGTATCTTATTTTTTGGATGTTCGCAGTTCCATAACACCATGCTGGACCAATTCTTTCTTGGGTATACTGTTTGTGTTTGCCCATCCATCTTTGTTGTTTCTTTAGGCGTGTAATCATGTTGGACACAAACAACTGCTTTAGATGAATCGCAGTATTTTGTTAATTCGTGACTAGGTATTTTCCAAAGGAAATCACAATCACAAAACACTGCCCAACCTTTAAAATCATTAAGGTAAGGTACAAAAAATCTTGTAAATGTAAATTCTGTTGACGCCAACTTGTCCACAGGCCTAGTGTAGAGACCTTGATCACGCATCTGTTTTTGCTTTAAGGGAATGACTTCTGCTGACGGATCTCTACGCTTGATACTGTGTTCACACACTTGGTATGCTATGTCTTCTCTGCTATCGTGGCCTACGTATATTTTCATTTTCTTCCTGATAATATTTTGTGTATGTCTTGCCAATTACTTACACGTATAATATCGGGATGATTGAAGTCTTGATTGTATGGGTGGTCTATTAATATAGGCTTTAAACCGTATTTGAGCCCGGCTAGTGCGTTCTTTGGCTTGTCCTCGACCCAATATAGTCCGGTGTTATGAAACTCCGCTAACGCTGAATCTTTATCTGCTCCGGTGTCTAAAATATGGTAATTCGTAAAAATATGTTCGCCAAACATTTCTCCTAATCTTTTTTTCCTTACTGTTTGTGCCGGGATATCAGAAGTCTGAGATGTGATTGGAATAAAAGTCCAACCTTCCGCGGCTAATAATTTTACCCATGTTTGCGAATCTGCCATTGGGCATTGTGTTGCCATCCAAGCACTTTTATTGAACTCTCTTATCTCTTTTCGTATTTCAGGTATAGTCAATCCAAAACGTTCTGCCATCTCGTATGTGTTTTCCTTATTTGGCAATAGTTTGTATGGATATATTCTTTCTTCGCTATCGTTATAGTATGAACGTTGTAACATCCAATCTGTGAAATGTTTTTCCCATTCCAGTAGTACGCCGTCTACATCTGTCAAAATTATTCTACTATTTGATATCGGCATCTTCCATTCCTGCTACTCTCAATTTTACAATGTTTGTTATCTGCCATTGTTTTTGATCTAAACCTTTGGTGATGCCTAACCATTGATTTCTTATCAATGCAAAGTCGTTTATAATTTTGTCCATGTCCACGACATCGTCCTCACCGTCAACATACTTCTCTGCGTCTCTGCTTGATAATGCTCTATTATAGTTTTCTAAATATTTTCTAAAAGTTTTGGATCTTAATCTTCTTAACTCTATATTTAAATATTCTAGTATTGCTTCTAGTTGTTGTAGTTGACTAAATCTTTCTTCGACTATTCCAGGGAGTGAAGCACTAGCTCGTTCGAGATTACCGTATATCTTACACTGCTTTTTTGCTTCCAATAATTCTTTATCAAAGTATGCTATACAGTCGGGTATCTTATCTAAATTTCTACTTACTTCGTTATACCAGTTTATCATTCTTCTTCGCTATCGTTATAGTATGAACGTTGTAACATCCAATCTGTGAAATGTTTTTCCCATTCCAGTAGT